CCATCCACGGGCTCTCGACTCCCAAAAGTTGCGCGTAATGCCGGTGCAGTTCGTTTTCCATCCCCTCATTCCATTCCCTCCCACCGCCGCGTTCCAGCCATTATTTTTCCTGAAGAACCCTTTTTTGCGCCTGCCGAAGTCCCCTTATTCAGAAAAGCTACCAGCCGGTTCTTGATCACAGTCTGGCGGATCTCGCGGACGATGCGGTTTTGCATTGCCTCCAGACGCCCCCGCTCGACGGTGCCGAGCTTGGCGAGATAGGACTTGCGCGAATCGTCGAGTTCCTGCGCGTAGCGGGCTTTGTTGCCTTCGATGAGGATCGGCATCTGCTTGCGCAGGGCGGCGACGATGTCCTCCGGGATCTTGGCGAGCGAGGCCTGCAGCTCGGCATTCATGGGCGGCACGGCGGCGTCCGCCGAGCCGAAGTCATCCGGCTCGATACCGAGCGGCGCGGCCTCGTCGGCCCGCAGCTCCCGCCAACCCATGCCGGAATTGTAGGCAAAGGGAGGCACATGCGTATCGAGCGCGTCGTCGAACGCGGCGCTGTCTCCGAGCTCCTGCCAGATCGGGTCGAGCTTGTGGGCGACCATCCGCCCGCCGTCGCGCAGATCCCCGCCGATCGTTTCCCAGCGGTGCTGCCAGTCCCGGGGGTTTGCACTGTCCTTCACTCGCACGAGTTCCCAGGCGGGCCAGCTATCCACCCGCGTCAATCCGGCCGTGTGCTGCCCGTGGCCATAGGCCAGCAGCTCCTGAGTCTCCAGCATCAGGTTGATGCGCATGTCGCTCGACAGATCCCGCAGGCTGCCCCGCTCTGCCGGTGGGATGCCCTCATCGCCGGGGAAGCCCGTCTCCGGGTCGTAGCCGAGCATGTCGAGTTCCTCCTGCAGCTCGGCGCGGGCCGTGGATTGATTGATCTCGCCATCGAGCAGGCGGTCGAGCACTTCGGCCATTGTGGCCACGTAGCGCGCATTCGTCGTGCGGGCCGAGAAAAGCGAGCGCGAGCGTATGTCGGCACCGATGCCTCGCAGGGCGCGTGTATCCATGCCCGTGGGCAGGATGTCCCGGGCGGCAGCGACCCGCCGGATCTGCTCGATCGTCATAAGCCTGCGGCGTCCTCTCTGCGGTGGCTCAACGTGCGCGGGCTGATGCTCGGCGTCGGAGCGGCCACTGTCGTCTCCGGCTGGGTGGGATCCTCGATCGCAAAACGTCCCGCAGCCACATCTCGCAACAATTGCTCATCCATGCGGTGCTGATCCTTGCGCCCCTCATCGAGCAGCGTCGCCGAGAGGCCGGGCAGCCGGGTGATGAGTTCGTAGCGGATCAAGTTCAGCGTGACCGAGAGCAGCCTCGAGGGCACCGTGCCCGAGTCTCCCATCGCGCTCAGGTGCCCGCCCTTTACTGCCGTGGCGCAATAGCCGCGCACCTTGTCCACGGCCTGCGAGATCACGTCCTCGAGCAGTGCGCTTCCGGTCTGCCCGCTCCCGCGCGCGGAGTTCTTCAATGCGGTCAGCTCGCTGCCGGCAGCGCGCGTCTGCACCAAGTCCTCGGTGATCGTGATCCAGCTCATGGGTTCATTTTCCTGACTGCTGCACCGGCCCTGCGAAGGCCGGTGCAGAATGTCAAGAGACGGTGAGGCGACGGGCCGATGCGGTGGACACCACTTGGATGTCCTCCGACCAATCGACCGCGTAGATGTCGCTGCGGGCACTGTCGTCCCGATACATCCGCACGGACTCGACGCCACCCTGTTGGGTGCGGAAAGTCTTCATGAAGGATGGATCATAGATCGAAGGGCTCGGGCTGGAGATGAGCAGGAAGATGTTCGCGCCGAACACCTGCGCCGTGCTCTTTGCCGCTCCGGGCTTGGCCGTGTCCACCACCAGCGGCGACACGATGATCTCGATGCCAGGCGCAAGCAGCAGCGAGGCCGCAGCCACCGTCGCCGGTGACACCACGCCGCTCTTGAACTTGTCGGCCACCTTGTCGTGCTGCACGAAGTAACGCCAGCCGGTTACGCCCATGACGATGTGCGTGGGCATCTCGCCCGTGTCGTCCACGATCGCAGCGATCTGCGTATTGAGATCAGCGATCGGGTTGCCACTCGTCGGCGTGCTCCATGCGGGAGTCGCCGCTGCCGCCAGCCCGGCGGCCGCCTTGTCATAGACCTTCTTGCCGTGGGCGCGGATGGCGCTGTTGACAACGGTCTTGATCTTGGCCTGCTCGAGACCCACTTGGTCGCCGTCGGCGCGCTCGGCATCGTCGATGCCGATTTCGAGCGCCTGGGGCTGGCAGTTGTAGTCCCCGTCCGTGCCGTTGAACTCGAGACGCCGTGCCGTCCCGCCCAGGGCACGCGAGGTGTCCGGAGCCTGGAAGGCGTTTTTGTCGTCGAACTTTTTGAACTTGCCAATCGGCGAGCCCACTGTGACTTCGGGCGCGAGGATCCGCGAGGCGATATCCACGGCGTTGAAGCCGATTCCTTTGGCGTAGTCGGTGAGGTATTGCACCGGCGCGCCTGCTTGTGTCTGTCCCATGGTATTAGGTTTTTTCTCCTGGTTGGTTGGTTGTTAGCTCAGGACCACCGGGTCGATGAGCACTGCGTCTATCAGGGCGTTGTTGGCTCCGGCCTCACAGGCCCGCGCCACCCGCACACGGTTCCCCGTGCCGGGGTCGGCTGCGACCGCGCCCAGTGTGGTGCCGTCAAGCGTGAGGTAGGTGCCGGGGTTGATCGTGCCGGCCGTGGCCGCGCACTTCACCTTGGCGATGGCACCGGTGCCGCTCATCGCGATGGCGCTCTTGCCCGTGGTGGGGCTGCCGTCGGTGATGACCCCGATGGGGACATCCGTGGCGGCGTTGACGATGGCAGCGTTGCCACTGCTGTTTTCCACAAACAGACCGCGCGAGGTCGTCTGGTCCGCTGTGGGTGTGAAAGGCAGGACGGGGCCTGCGAATGCGAGATGTGTGCTCATTTGGATTCGTTGTCGTTGAAGAGTTCAGGTTTCGCGGCACGAGTGGCATTCCATGCCTCCTCGAAGCCGCATTTGTTGGTGATCTGGAAGGCCTGCACGGCGCTGTTGCGCAATGCCCGCACATCCATGCCAGGGCGTGTCCCGCCTGGCGTCTTGGCATCGGCACGGTTGTGCATCAAGCCGGTGGGCTTGGTGGCAGCGCGGGCCGTCTTGATCGCGCCGAGGGCGGCGAGGCCTGCGTCGCGGTTCGCGATGAGCAGCGGGCGGAATTTCTCCCGCTCCGCTGCGTCGGTGATCCCGTGGGCGTCGAGATCGCTGTTCACGACTGCGGCTTCCAGGGATTGGATGCGGTTGTTGATGGCGGTTACGTCCTCCTTGCCGGGATGCTCGCCCAGGGCGGCGGCAACCGACTCGTCGGTCGCCTCCTCCGGGTTCAATCCCAACTTCGAGAGGAGCATCGCCACAGTGGATTCACTCAAGGTGAGTTTCATGGTGTGCTTTTCCTTTGGTTTGTTGGTTTGTGCCGCTGGGCGGCGGTTGGCTTCTTCCGCTCCTGCGGAGGAATCTGTGTTGCGGATCACGGCATCGTCCGCGACCGCGTTCGAGATCGGTGCGAGCGTCTTGCAGCGAGGCCGGTTCGTGATGGCCACGCTGTCCAGATCGAGCGGACGCTTGCGCCCGCCACCCAGGTCCGCAAATGCCGTCGGAGGGATCGTCGGGCTGGTGAAGCGGAACATGCCGCCCTCGACATCGCGGGCACCATCCGCCGAGAGACGCGGGCGGCCGTAGAGCCTGCCCCCCTCCACTTTCGTGTCTACGATGTAGCCCGCGCCCGTCGTGCGCTTGCTCAGATCCGTGCTCTCGTGATCCCAATCAATCAGCAGTCCCACAAAGTTCTCCTGGTTGGCCTTCCGATTTTGGAAGGCCGCGTGCATGGCCTCTGCAGCCGCCGCGTCGAAGACCTGCACGAAGGCCTCACGATCATCGCCCTCTGCAGGATGCCAGGGCACATCCTCCACCGGGGCGATCTCCCACCAATCCTTCACTGCATATTTCATGATTCCAGACCCTCCAGAAATTCATCGCCAAGCAGCTCGGTCAGTATCTCCGCAGAGGCCGGGTCCGCATTCATCTCCTCGACGAGAGCCGGCAGGTCGCGGCGGAGCAAACGCACCTCCCGGTCGAACTCCTCACCGTGCAGACCCAGCAGCCGCGCGACCCGCTCGGCCAGAGGAGTGAGATCCTTCCGCACGGACTCGGCGAACTCGGAGCGCGCGGGCTGCGAGGCACGATTCCCCAGCGGCGCAGGCTGGCTGGCCGGTCGCGCAATGCCGGGCTGTGGTGGCAAGGTGACCTGATAGCGCGTGAGCTCCTGCACCTGCGCCGCGTCGGTCATATAGCCAGCACCGGCCAGCGACACCACATGACCCACCGCATCGCCGGGATCTGTCTCCTCATCCGCCGCGATCTCGAAGTAAGCCAGCGCCGGGCGGCCCGGGAAGCTCTTGCCCAGCACCTCCGCGTCAATCATGCGCTGGAGCACCGCGCTGATGCTTTTGGCCTCCGCCTTCGCGATCTGGCGGAAGGCCTCCTCGTGCGCTCCCGTGGCCCCTTGGCCGATCCCCGTCGGCTTGCTCAGCATCGTGAGCATGCCACCCGTGCCAGCCAGCACCAGCTTCTCCGAGAGGTAGTCCAGCCGGTCGCGGAAGGGATTCACCCCGCGCGGGCCGTCATTCGCCTTGTAGTCCGAGCCATGCGGCAAATACCCACTGCCCCCCTGGCTCACACTCTCGGCCGCATCGCGAAACTCCGCCTCATTATCCTTCGGCACCTCCGGAGGCCCGATCACCACCCCGCTCGGGATCCCGTAGATCTCGAGGAAAGCATCCCAGTCCTTGTCCGCCAGACTCTGCCGGATGAACTTCTGCAGGGCGATCCGGTTGATTGGCCTCTGCACCTCGCGCAAGATCCATTCCGGCCCCTCCATCACATAGTCCGGTGGCAGCGCGTCGTAGCTCGTCTGGATCGCCTCCGGGTTATACTTCCAGCCACCCATCCAGCCATCGCGCACCACATTCCACTGATCCAGCACCTCCAGGTGGTGGATGTCACCATCCGGCCTGCGATGCTTCTGCACATGCGCAAATCCCCGGAAACTAGCCAGCGCCAGGTGATCCAGCGCCTCATCGAGATTGTCGATATAGTCGTAAGCCTCATACAGCGCGACCTGCTGCTCCTCCGCCAGCTTTGCGTCGAAGTCACCACGGCGCTTCGCCTTGTCCACAATGCGCGCATGCCAGGTGAAATCCTGCAATGCCGCGCGCCGCCGCTCGATGAGCGCCAGCAAATCCGCATCCGCCGACTCGATCCCCTGGAAGGGAGCCCCGAAAGTCCACATGAGATCCGCGAATTCGCCCCGCGTGTAACTCTCCACCAGAGTGCGGGCACGCGACAGCGTGAGTCCCAGGAGCGCATTGTAGTTCTGCCGCCAGCGGTTCGCCCGCGAGACCTGCCGGCCCAGAGCCGCATTCCCACCCGCCACCAGCACATTGTTGCGGTTCTCCACCACATCCAGCCGGGCGACCCTCGCCGGGCGGCCCTTATGGCCCTTCACCGTGCGTGCTCGTGCCTGTTTCATGCCGCACCCCTCAACATTGCGGTTTGGATGCCATTCAGATTGCCTGTGCAAACCCACTGCAAATCGCCGCCAGCGCGTCGGCAGCCGTTTTGCGGGGCAAGACACCCACCAAGCCCGCACAGGCCCAAATTTTGGCGATTGTGCGGCATCATACCGTGCAGCTCCTCTCCCGCCGGGCCGACTGGCGCACCCCGCCCCGCCCGCTCGCCACCGGCATGAAGAATCC